GAGTATTAACGCAAGTTCATTTAGTGCGGGTTACACGGGATGTGTAGTCGTATCAAATACAAGTGCAAACACGGGAAGATTCCGTGGGTTTGTGGTGAATAGTGATGCGGTTGTATCGGCTATTCTTAACCAATCCGCAGCATCTTTGTTGTCAACTTTGGGATTGTCGGGTGTAACATTAAAGCAAGGAACATTTATTTGTGTTCCCGATGGTAGTTACATTTCGTCAATTACATTGACAAGTGGTTCGGTTGTAATGTACGGGGAATAATGTTTGGTGTTGGTGTAGGTATTCGCGTTGGTGGAAGCACTGCAAGTGGCGGATCTGCCCCCGTGGCTATTACGGCAACGGGTGGAACAATCACATATTCGGGTGGTCGTACCATTCACACCTTTACAAGTAGTGGAACATTTACCGTATTAACCGCACCAAGCGGAGCAACCGTTGAAGCGTTGGTTGTTGCGGGTGGTGGTGGTGGTGGAATGTATGCTGGTGGTGGTGGTGGTGCTGGTGGTGTTTTATATGACGCTGCAAAATCTATTTCAGCAACTGCATATACTATTACTATTGGTAGTGGTGGTTCTCCTTCACCAAACAATTCAACAGCGGGAACAAATGGTAACGATTCAGTTTTTGACACACTTAATGCAATAGGTGGAGGTCGTGGGGGTTATCAATTTGGTAAAGGAGGAGATGGAGGTAGTGGCGGTGGTATGTCATATAACTCATATCCGTTAGGACTTGGAACTGCGGGTCAAGGTAATGATGGGGGTTTATCGGGTTTTGGTGGTAGAGGTGGTGCGGGAGGCGGTGGAAAAGGCGGTGTTGGTAGTCAAGGACAACCTGGAGAAAATGCGGGGGATGGTGGTATAGGTCAATCATATTCAATCAATGGAACACCTACATATTTTGGTGGTGGTGGTGCGGGTGGAGGTCAAACGAATAACGGAATTGGAGGACTTGGTGGCGGTGGTAATTCAAATACTGCGGGAACACCCAATACGGGTGGCGGTGGCGGTGGCGGTTATGTATCAGATGGACAAGCCAAAGCGGGAGGAAGCGGTATAGTTATAATTTCTTATCCTACATAATATGCAAGTTGCTAAAATAGAAAATAATATAGTTTTGGAAGTAATTGTTGCCGATTCCGTTCAATGGTGTATAGACACTTTTGGCGGTGAATGGGTACGAACTTACTACAATACACCTGGTAAAAACTTTGCTGGTGTTGGCTTTATTTATTACCCCGACAAAGATAATTTTTCATCTCCACAACCATACCCAAGTTGGACATTGGATGCGGACTGTCATTGGCAACCACCTACGCCATACCCTAACGATGGATGTTTATGGACATGGGATGAAACAACATTAACTTGGATTAACCCTATTTGCCCATAAAATGACCGCACAAAAGAAAATCCCAAATGGGCTACCCGTTAATTTTGACCAATTTCGTAAGAACCCAGTTGCTTCCGTGGCTTTTTGTATGTTGTTGGCTGTTGGCTATCTTTATATTGACTTGCGTTCGGGGTACAAAGAACAAATCGAAAAAGCCAATGCCAAAATCGAGGCGTTGGATATCAAGATTGACAAACTTTCTTACGCACTTAAAAAGTCGGATTCGTGTTTGGCATCGGCCATGACGGAAATACGCATCATGAAAACAATGCAAAAGTTATGAAAAACCTATTGATCATATTTTCCGCAGCGTTCATAACGGGATATTTGTTTACAAGCGTAAACGCAAAACAAAGCCCTACAATCGATGAAATTGACGCGTTGCTTAACAAGGTATCAAAAAACATTGAAAGTGCGGGAGAAGTTACCAAAATGGCTCAAACGATGAATGCCAAGATGGTTGAGGCAAAGGCAAAGGAAAAAGAAGCGTTGAAAATGGAAGTGAAGATGGCGGAAGCGAAGGTGGAAAAGATGGAAGAAAAGATTGAAGTGTATGCCGTTAAGATGGTTGGTGCTGGAATTGATACGGCGGTTGAGGAAGTACAGTTCAAAGGCCCAATCTACGATGCGTGGTTGAACTATGTTGAGGAAGGTGGCAAAGAAGATTTCAATTGGTTTAGGTTATACATATGGCAACAAAAGTAAAATCCAACACGATTACATTCCGTGTTAAGCCCAAACGAAAATTGGGAAGGCATACGAAGCACATCAATAAACATAAAAGTTCAAAACCATCAAGGGGGCAAGGATGAAAAAGATAATTGAAATTTTCAAGGGCGATAAAGGCGAGTTGAGTTCCAAGCGGTTCGTTGGAATCATTGGTGCGTTCGTACTATTTGGCACAATGGCACACAATTCCATGTCCCCACAAGACATTGCACCATCCCCCGATTTGGTGGAGGCGGTTAAGTGGATTGTGATTGGTTCATTGGGTTTTACATCAATTGATAAATTCTCTAAACAAAATGAAAATTAAACAAGTACCATTTAGGGCATACAACCGCGAGGCGGTGAAGAAAACCCAGGTGTATTTACACCACACGGCGGGTAATGGAAGCGGTGAACAAACCTTTGCGTATTGGGAAAAGGTAGCCAACAAGGTTTCAACTTGCGTTGCCATCAGCACCGATGGAACAATCGTTCAAGGATTTGGCAGCGAGTATTGGGCGTACCATTTGGGATTGGGAACAAAGCATTTCCAACCTTTGGGATGTCCTTACTTGCCATTGGATAAAACATCCATTGGTATTGAGGTTTGCAACTGGGGGCCAATCACCAAGAAGGGAACAAAGTTTTACAACTATGTGGGTGGTGAGATTCCCGCTGATCAAGTAACCGAACTTGACAAACCATACAAGGGATACAAATTGTGGCATTCATACACGGATGAACAAATCGCATCCATCAAAGACCTTTTGATTCTATGGTCTACCAAATACGGCATCCCATTGGATTACAATGAGGACATTTGGGCGGTTACCACACGGGCATTGAAGAATGAACCTGGGGTTTATACCCACAATTCCGTTCGCCCCGACAAGGCGGATGTGTATCCATGCCCCCGATTGATTGAGATGTTGAAGTCACTCACAAAGGAATAAGGTCATTCACAAAGAAAGTGGGTTAATTCTCACTTTTTTTTAATCTTTTTCTATTTGGAATTTGGAATTACAAATATCGGATGTATATTCGTGTTATGGATATGACAAAAAGACCAAAAACACACTACAATGTTAAAAACACACCTTTCTATGTTTATTGGGGTGGCGCTGAAATTCAAGGGCAATGCAAATGGGTTATCGCTTGTGATGATGACAACTTGATTGATGAATTGACACAACACATTGACCAACTTTGGGTGGACAAACAAGAAGCACAAATGATGGCAACGGATTTTTGGAATCAATTTAACCAAACAGGAACTTACAAATACTAATCGATAACAAGGGGGCTTAACCGCCCCCACTAATTTTGAATTACAAATAACAAATAGTATATTCGCATAAGACAAATAACATGGATATAATCTACCTAATCATCGTTGCCCCTATCACCATTGCGGTGATGTATGCGTGGCATTGCATCAAGCAAAACAACAAGCGTTTCCAAAACATCGAGGAAGCCAAGCCCTACCAATTTGAACGCGATGAAATCGTACCCGAATTCGACGAGTTCACGCAAATGTTGTATCAACGCCGTATGTACAAAGGGAGGGGCGACAAATGAAATTCACATTCACAATGCACTTCATTTTCGGTACGGAGATGGAAGAATTCGTTGAGTTGGTTCAAAACGATGAAATTTACAAAACCAAAATAAACATCATTGAACGCAAGTACATCCAAGCCAGTGAATCATTATCCCCCGCATCCCCATTCAGTGGGTATGTAACGATGGAAATGGAAAATCCCACCTGGTTGTACAACATCGGTCAATCGATGGGTATACGACAAAAGGCACCTTTTTAATTATGACAACATACGAAGCATTAAACGAAGTATTCAGCAAATCAAACAAAGAATTGGCAGAGGTATTGAAAACCAATTACAACACAGTTACCACCTGGAAGTTCCAGTGGAAGCGTAACGGGTTATCAATTGAAAAGCAATTCGAGATTTTACAAAAACTAAATTACAACCTAACAAATCAAATATCATGGAACAAACAAAAAGAAGTGCGGTAACCAATGTAACCGCCAACGGAACATTCAATGGTCAACATGGCACATTGTACAAATTTGAAGTATCATTCGCAAACGGTGATTCGGGTGAGTATGCATCCAAATCCCAAGACCAACAAAAATTCAAGGTTGGTGTGGAAACGGATTACATCCTAACCGAACGCAAATGGAATGACCGCATTTTCTACAAGATTGCACCCGCTCAACCACAGCCAGGTGGATTTCAAGCACCTAAACCAAAAGACCCCGACACGGGCAAACACATCATGCGTATGAGCGTGTTGAAGGTTGCGGGTGATTTGGCAATCAATGGCGACATCAAGTTGCAAGAAGTATTGGCATACGCCCAAATCTTTGAGCAATATGTTTTGACGGGTACGGATACATTGAGCCAGTACAAACCAATCGCAAAGGGAGGCGATGATTTGCCGTTCTAATGAAACACATGATTGAAACATTGTCGGATACAATGTTGGAAGTTGGGGGCGGTAATTATTGCCCCCTTCAATTCCACATCGAGTTAAAAGAACTTGCCGACACCATCAAGAATTTCCAAGACCAAATCAAACCATTGGCATTGACGGAAGCATCCAAATGGAATGGGCAAGTGTACTGCGGTTATGAGATTACCCGAAAAGCGGGTGGCGGTCGTTATTCGTACGATCACATCCCCCAGGTAATGGAACTACGCAACGCATTAAAAGAACGCGAGAAACTGCATCAAATGGCTTATAAGACCATGGACAAAGGTTTGTTCTTAAACGAGCAAACGGGTGAATTGTATGAACCCGCACAATACATAACCAATGAGGATTCAATATTAATCAAGAAGGCATGAGAAACTTCCTAATCGTATTCGGAACAATTGTATCGGGGTTGGCATATGGATGGTGCATTGTGCATTATCCAATCACGGCACAAATCATTGCGGGTGGGATGGGGTTGTCTTTTTTGTTTATAATGATGGTTGCGTTTTACCAACTCAAAAAAGATAATGAGGATTAATAAAAAATGGGGGGCATCGGTATCCCCCCATTAATCCAATTGGTATGACAAATAACAAGAACGGATTGATGCAAAGATAATCTTTTTTTGTATATTTGAAGCGTATTACAGTTATGTGCGAGATAACTATCAAAGACCTTTTGCCCTTGGCATTCTATCAACTCGCACTTGATAGTTTGTTCAAGGGCTTTTTTATTTCATGACTTACAAAACCAAAACTACTATTCAAGGCGAATGGGTTGAAATCAAAGTGTATCGTAATGGGCTATACTGGCACACATACGATTTTTTAATTGACAAATCGGAAATGATGTTAATGACACATCTGCCAACAAAGGTGTGGGGTACAATGTCAAATTTGATTGAGATTCGGGAATCAATATCCAAACACATTAATTTGAATTGACATGGCCAAAGATAAAAAATCGTTTATCCTTTATTGCGATCAACAAGGCGTATTCAATCAACTGCCCGATGATATTGCGGGGAAACTCATCAAACACATCTTTGCTTATGTGAACGATGAAAACCCAGTTTCAACCGAATTATTAATCAACATTGCATTTGAACCAATCAAGTTACAGTTAAAACGAGATTTGCGTAAATATGATGAATACATTGATAAACAACGAGTTAACGGGGCGAAAGGTGGTAGACCAAAGAAACCCAATGAAACCCAAGAAACCCAACCCTTTTTTGAGAAACCCAAAAAACCTGATAATGATACTGATACTGATACTGATACTGAAATAAAGAAAGGGGCAAAAAGAATTTTGCCACCAACCATGAGTGAATGTATTGAGTGGTTTATACAAAATGGATTTAATCAAAAGGAGGCCGCCGCGTTTTTCCATTATTGGGAATCGATGAATTGGACACGAAAGGGCGGGGCAAAAATTCAAAAGTGGAAATCCGCAGCATCACAATGGATTGCCAAATTAGAACCGCCATCCACAAATCAAACTATTCAACCAACCATGAAAAGATTTAACATTGCAGATTATGAATAACATCGAAGAACATATTTTGGGCCAACTATTATTCTATCCACAAACACGGGCATTATTGCCAAGGATGAAAGAATCATGGTTTGAAAAATCATTACATCGCCAAGTTATCAAAAGGATGATTGATAAATACTTCAACAACGAGCCGATTGATTACATGAGTTTGACGGAAGGGATGGAAAACAAACAAAGATTAGAAGTCATACGGATTGGGCAAAATGTTCATGATGTTGCCAATGTTAGTGAATACATACCCAGGTTGGAACAAAAGTTCCTACACAAACAATTCATCGAGAATTTGGCGAAGATTGATTTAACCACGGATTTGAAGACATTGATTGAATCCACACAATCGGTAATTGATAACACCCGTTTCACCACAATACATGATCCCGTTTCTATTCACAAGATAAGTGCATTGGCATTGGACAACATTACCGAGGCAATTAAACGCGGTGAAACCATAACGGGTAAACCAACGGGGTGGAAATCATTGGATAGGATGTTGGGTGGATGGAACGCGGGTGATTTGATTGTGATGGCTGCACGACCTGGAATGGGTAAAACTGCAATGGCGTTATCACTCATGTATGAATTTTGCAAATTGGATGGCAAAGGATTGTTTATCAGTTTGGAAATGAGTGCCGAACAATTAGCCAAAAGATATTTTTCATTGATAACCGACATATTGAATTGGAAGATTCGCAATGCCACATTGAAGGAATACGAAGTGAATCAATTGTGCCATGCGGTGAATACAAGTGAGGTTGATTTTTATGTTGATGAAGAACCAAACGCAACCATTCAGCAAATCAAATCAAAAGCCAAAATACACAAAGCAAAACACGGGTTGGATTTATTGGTGATTGATTACATCCAGTTGATGAAAGGAACAAAGCAAAACCGCGAACAAGAAATTGCAGAAATTTCAAGAGGGTTGAAGTTGTTAGCAAAGGAATTGAACATCACAGTTATCGTGTTGGCCCAGTTATCACGCAAACCCGAAGAACGAGCCGACAAACGACCATTGTTATCCGACATACGGGAATCGGGATCAATTGAACAAGATGCGGATGTGGTAATGTTCCCGTTTCGACCCGCAAAATATGAACAAACGCAACCCGAAATTGAAGATGCGGAATTGATTATTGCAAAGAACCGCCACGGAGAATGTGGCATTATTGACACGAATTATATTGGGGGGCGTACATTATACCGAGAAAATATTGCACCGAAAGTTACAAACCCTTTTGAATTTTGAAATTAAAATATATATTTGAACGGACAAATATGAAAATGGATATTAAACAAACAGTAATCGGATTATTGGAACAATACTCCGACTTCAAAGACAACGACCAACAATTGGTTGCATGGTTTTGGAAACTTGAAATGGAAGCCCACGGCTACCCATCATCAATGCCAACACAAACATTCTTCAAACTGATGGCATTTGGGAAACTGACATCATCGGACACCATCACACGGGTTCGGAGATTGGTTCAAGAAGAAAACCCATCATTGCGTGGGAAGAAGTACAACGAACGCCAAGCCAAACAAGAAAAAGTCAAACAAGAATTGGGATATAAATGATAGGCGATTACACCAACCCACATGGGAAACCAACAAAGCAATACAATAGCATTGAATTTTTGTTGGCACAGGTCATCAAAGGAACATACGAATATGGCGAGGATAAAATACTCCAAACCACCCTTCCAAAATCCATGATTGACCATGCCTTCAAATTGTATGAAGCGGAAATACAAAAGGCATACGAGGATGGTTATCGCAAAGGCAACATCAAAAAAATTCAAATAGATAGCAAATGAACAAATACGACACCATGAAATCAGCATTAGAACAATTTATCGAATGGTTGGAAGAAAACCACCCCACGGCGGTGCCACCACCCGAAACCAAAGAACACTTTTTCATGAAGGAAAAGATTGACCAACAAATGGCGTACAACGCGGGATTCACCAAAGCCAAGAATTTGTATTTAGACGGAGAATGAAACACCTGGAAAGCCGTTTACAAATCAACTGTGTTAAGTGGTTTCGGTTGGCATACCGCCAATATGCAAACCATTTGATTCATGTTCCCAATGGGGGATCACGGGATTTGCGAACGGCTCAAAGGTTAAAAGCCGAAGGAGTATTGCCAGGGGTGGCAGACCTTGTGTTATTCATCCCAACCAAAACCCATCACGCCATGTTCATTGAACTCAAAGTCAAACCCAATAAACAATCCGCACATCAAAAGGAATGGGAAAAATTGGTCACGGCGATGAATTATCATTATGTGGTGGTATATTCGTTTGACGATTTCAAAATACAAATAGAAGCATACATTGGTAACGCTTGAAGCCATAGCCAAACGCCACATCGAATGGATAAAGATTGCCAAATACATAGGTGCATCCCAAGACGAAGCCGATGACATGGTACAATCAATGTATTTGAAGTTGGCGGAAATCCAATTGGCGGAAGGAAATTTTGTGAGGTTGACCAATTACAACGGAACTATCAACACAATCTATTTGTTTAAGATGTTACACAATGCGTTTATGGACATCAAACGGGCATCAAACAAGACAATACCACACCAAGATGAATTCGTGCCAGTAGAAAGCCCCGAAATGGCTGAAATGGCACATTTGGATTTGATGGGTGAGGTTAAAAAGGCAATTGATGAACTCCGTGATTACGACCAAATGTTATTAGAGTTACATTTTGTGTACGGACATAGCATGAGGGATATCGAAAAACGCACGGGCATTCCAACACATTCGGTTTTTAACTCCATCAAAAACGCCAAACAACACATCAAACAACGAACACAAACCAAATACAAGATTTATGCAGAAGAAAAAAGACACACGGAAACAATTTACCGAATCTCGACCATCCATCGGGTTGGGGGATACGATTCAGAAAGTAACGAAAGCCACGGGGATTGAACTATTAACCAAGTTCATCGCTGGGGAAGATTGTGGCTGCGATGCCCGTAAACACAAATTGAACAAACTATTTCCTAATCGGAAACCATTGTGCATGACCGAAGGGGAATACGATTGGTGGACACATTTCAAATCGGTAAATTCCCAAACCTTATCACCGATGGAGGCAAACAAGGTTGCCGAAATATGGTCAAGGGTATTCCAAAGCAAGAGAATTTACAAGCCGTGTACTTGCAATCCAAAGGCATGGCAAACCATGATAAACGAATTAACCCAGGTTTATGATACTTATCAAGTGCAAGAATGAATGTGAGGTTTGTGATTCATACCGAGTTAGCACCCAAGAAAAAATAAACCCACAAGGCCCACAAATCGAATCCAACTTGATTTATATGTGTGACCGATGCAAAGACAAATACCAAAATAGAAACCTATTTCAACCATGGTTAACCGCAATAAAACAACTGCAAAGCAATATGCCGTAATGGTATTACGCGATGACTACCATTATACCTTCCGCAGCATAGGGGAAAGAATGGGGATATCCGAATCGGTGGCATTCCGTTTGTACGAAAAGGGAATCAAAAATGAAAAAACACACAAAAATTTATTTGAATTATTTTGGGTATGACACAACCGATTTCATCCCGTGCGAAGTGTGTGGAAGCCAAGCCGTTGACATCCACCACCTGGAATGCCGTGGAATGGGTGGAAGCAAGAACGCCGATCACATTGAAAACCTACAAGCCCTTTGCCGTAAATGTCACATCACATACGGCGATAAGAAGCAACACAAGGATTTTTTAATTATCACACACCAAATAAAAATGAACAAATGATTGAGGCATACGACATAAACGACATAAGACCAAACGAATCCAACCCACGGGATATTAAGGATACAAAGTTTGAAGCGTTGGTCAAATCAATTCGTGAATTCCCCGACATGACAATGGTTCGCCCATTAATTATAAACCAAGACAATGTGATATTGGGCGGGAATATGCGATACATGGCAATGAAAGAACTGGGGTTTACAACCATTCCTTGTCAAAAGGTAGATTGGAGTGAGGAACGCCAACAAGAGTTTTTAATCAAAGACAATATTAATTTTGGTGAATGGAATTGGGATGACCTTGCCAACGATTTCAATGCGGAGGATTTGGCAGATTGGGGATTAGATTTGCCAAAAGTTATTGATGAAGTGGAAGAAGAACCAACCATCGACACCCAAAAAATCACATTGGAATACACACCCGATGAATACAACCAAGTAAAAAAGGCACTTCAAAAAATAGCATCAACGCCCGAACAAGCAGTTTGGAAATTATTAGAACTATGAAAGCATGGAGAGAAACCCGCGACACCATACCACATGACCAAGTGTGGGTATTAATTGACACCAAAGAGGTTGCCTACATTTTAGACGGGCAATGGTATTTGTCAACAGATGATTCACCAATCAATGCACCATATATGTGGATGCCCATTCCCCTTTTGCCAAACGATTAATCATGACCCCGAAAACATATAAAAGAACAACTTATATCAAAGGATATACCTTTGACGGAACGCATGAATCGGCAAAATTCATTATTGAAAAGATAAAAGAATTTAGCACCCCCGCATTCAAAAGAATTGTGTATCAACAAAATTTAGTTGACGATACAATTAAGTTTGAGTATTATGGCTCAAAAATAACGCAAGGAGATTTCATAGAATTGGGAAATCACAACGACCCAAACGATATTGGAATTTGGGCTTCAAAAGACCTTGAAAGGTTGAAATATATTTTGGAAGAATAATTTGAAAATAATTTGATACCATGCCAAACCCTGAAAACATAATACCACCACAACCTGGTGAAGTACGCAACCCCAATGGTAGACCAAAGGGAAGCAAGAACCGAAGCACCATAGCACGGAAGTGGTTGGAGGTAATGCAAGAAAGCAAAAACCCCATCACGGGGGAATTGGAAAAACTATCCCAAGAAGATTTGATAACCCTTGCAATGATACACAAGGCAAGGAAAGGCGATGTCGGTGCGTACAAACAATTAATGGATTCGGGCTTTGGTATGCCCACCCAACAAATTGATGTCACCACTGAAAAGCCAATCTTCAACGGTATTGATTTGGATGTGAAATAATGCTTCAACAAACCACTGCACAAAAAAAGATTGCCACCTTGCGTAAGCGGGTTAGAATCGTGCGTGGTGGTACAAGTTCAAGCAAAACATTCAGTATTATTCCCATGCTTATCACATACGCGGTACAAAACCCAAAGTGTGAAATTAGCGTGGTATCGGAAACCATCCCGCATTTGCGTAGGGGTGCAATCCGTGACTTCCTTAAAATCATGGACATGGTGGGAATGTACGATGTAAACAAGTGGAACAAATCTTCACTTACTTACACATTCTCAAATGATTCATACATTGAATTCTTTTCTGCGGATCAACCACAAAAGTTGAGGGGTGCAAGGCGTGATGTTCTATTTGTAAACGAGTGCAACAACATCGATTGGGAATCGTACTACCAAATGGCAATCCGTACCCGTAAATTCATTTATTTGGATTACAACCCCGTGGCGGAATTTTGGGTGGATAGCGAATTGGTCAATGACCCCGATGCGGAAATGATTGTACTAACCTACAAAGACAATGAAGCGTTGGACAAATCCATTGTTGCGGAAATTGAAAAGGCACGGGATAGGGCGGAAACATCCAATTATTGGCGGAATTGGTGGCGAGTATTCGGGCTTGGTGAGATTGGAAACCTTCAAGGGGTTATCTTTTCCAACTGGCAAACCATTGACAAGATACCCGATGATGCAAGGTTGGTTGGTTGTGGGGTGGATTTTGGGTATACAAACGACCCTACGGCAATTGTAGCCGTGTATGAGTACAATGGTCAACGCATCGTTGATGAGGTCGCATATCGCACGGGAATGCTTAATTCGGATATTGCCAAAGCCCTACCAACTTATGTTCCAGTTTATGCGGATAGTGCCGAACCAAAATCCATTGATGAAATACGGAGGTATGGAATAAGAATTAAGGGCGTAACCAAGGGCAAAGATTCTATCAACTACGGAATACAAATCATGCAAAGCCAATCGTATTTGGTGACATCCACATCCACAAACCTAATTAAAGAACTGCGGAATTATTGTTGGGATACGGATTCCCAGGGTCGAACCAATAATACCCCGATTGGAACTGATCACGGCATTGATTCATGGCGTTACCACGAAATGATGGCACTTGGCATCAAATCGAATTACGGGCAATACGACATTCGTTAAAAATTTTTTAATTATTTTTACATTTTATATTTGAAATTCAAAATATAGGTGTATATTTGCGACATGGATATGACAAAACAACCAAACAACATCATTGAGATCCCAAGAATTGAATGGGATAAATTTGTTACAAACGAGGACAAGTATTTTGCAAATGCGGAAAACTTGTACGGCCCTTGCGCTTGTTGCGGAAGAGGCATTAAGGAACCAAAGTTTTTTATCAATTCAATTTTTGGTGGCAATATGTATCCCGCCAATGACACAAATGAATATGATGATGCTTGGACAATGCCAGTAGGAACAGAATGCGTAAAACGCATACCAAAAGAATATCAAATTAAAGTGGGGGCGTAATGCCCCCTTTGTTTATTTCGTGTGGATTATGTATATTTGCAACGACAAATAACATGAAGAATATCACATTAAAATCCAAAATTAATGCCGATGAATACACAGAGTATGTGTGTGAATCGTTTGACATTATGAATCGCAATCAATCGGAGGTTGTAATCCCGTTTAATTTCAAAAAATTACAATCAATCGAATGGAACATTGGGGCTATTATTGGTGGAAGCGGAAGCGGGAAAACAAGCATATTGAAAACATTTGGCCAGATTCAGCAACCACAATTTGACAATTCAAAAGCGTTAATAAGTAATTTTGATTGGTTATCGCCAAAGGAAGCCACGATGTTATTGACATCAATGGGCCTTTCGTCTGTTCCGTGTTGGTTAAGACCATTCAACACATTATCCAATGGGGAACAATACCGTGCTACGATGGCTTACATAACGGCATCAGCAAAAAGCGGGGATGTTATTTTGATTGATGAATTCACATCGGTTGTGGATAGGGATGTGGCAAAATCCATGAGTTACGCATTGCAAAAATATATTCGGTTGCACAATCTTAAAATCATTATTGCTTCATGCCATTACGATATTTTGGAATGGTTGATGCCTAATTGGGTTTGTAACCCACAAAAAGGAGGCGTACTCGAAGAGTGCGACTATCTTCGGCGAGGTAGGCCACAAATTCAATTATCGGTTAGTCGAGTTACATCGCAAACTTGGGATATCTTCAAATCCCATCATTATATGACATCAAGTGTTAATAAGAGTTGCACATTTTTATTGTTTGAATGGAATGAAAAACCCATCGCAATCGTTGCCGTTATTGCAACACCAAGAAACAATAACCCGAACGGGAAGGCAATTTCACGAGTGGTTGTGTTGCCAGATTATCAAGGCATCGGAATTGGATCAAAGATTTGTAATTTCATTGGGGGCATTTATCGTAATGCAAATTGCGATTTGTACATTAAGACAGTCAATCCAGCGTTGGGGGAGTATTTCAATAAATCAACAAATTGGATACCAACGGCACATAATGGGAAAATGAGAAAGAACAGAAACGAAAAGCATTATGCCAATCGTTTGGAACGGCAATCATATTGCCATAAATATGCGGGAGAAAAGATTGTTGAATATGCTGATTTATTGTTGAGCATTGACGCAATGAGAACAAAAGCACAATTAAAACTATTTTGATATGACAAATTACTTAAAAGCGGATGGCTTTGATATGGCCATCATTGGTATTGATTCCATTAACGAACGGATTATTTACTCAAAACAAAAGATGATTGAAATCCTATCCGAAGAAATGTCGGATGAAGATGCAATTGAATTTTTGGAGTACAACACATGGAACGCCTATGTGGGTGAACACACACCCATTTACTGCGATGAAATGACAATGGAAGAATTGGAAGAAAAATTGGAGGATGAATTATGACAAGCCCATACCAAGAAATTCACAACCTTAAACAAGAAATTAAACGACTACGATTGTTGGTCGTGGAAAACAAGATGAACCATGATCGCGAAATCAAGATGTTGAAACGCGAGATTGTGCAACCCAAAACGGACATCAACGATAACCCCACCACATGGGGTGAAGTGTTACGCGCAATATGTGAAGTGATGGATATGACACCCGACCAAATCATCACAAGGTCAAGAAAACGCAAACCCATGTACGCCCGTCATATGTTCAACCACATATGCAGAAAAAGATTGAACATGACATTCATGGAGATTGGCAACATTTCACACCTTGACCATTCCACCATCATTTCATCGGTTCGGGAATTTGGGGATATTTTATCCACCGACAAGGAGATGCAAAGGTATCACGCCCAGGTACACACATTGTTGCACGAAAGATTAGTGTAAACAATCGCCATTATTGGCGTTTTATAGGTAATGATTGAAACCAAAACAATTATAGTACCTACGGAATTAAGAGATGTAAAGTTGCATCAAATGTTGGCGTACAATGAACTCAAACCCGAAATGGATGAAGTTCAACGCCAATTGGAATCGGTTGCCATATTTTGTGAATTGACCATCAGCGAGGTTAAGGCAATCCCGTTTGACATTCTCAAAGATTGTGTGGTTAAGATTTCCAAGATGTTGGAATCCAAACCCGTGTTCACGCCAAGGTTCAAAATGAACGGCATCAAATATGGTTTCGTTCCTAACCTGGATGAATTAAGCACGGGGGAATTTATTGACATTGAAACATACCAAAAAACACCCAACGAAATATGGAAGGTGTTGAGTGTATTATACCGCCCAATCACAAAGGAAGGGCAAAACGGAAGGTATGAGATAGCCCCGTACAATGCGGAGTTAAACCCAGATTTTAAGGACATGGATTGCAACACGGCATTTGGTGCGTTGCTTTTTTTTTGGAGTTTAGGAATCGACTTGTTGAATTCTACCCAGAGGTATTTGGCGATGGTGAGGAGGGGGGAAGTGTCGATGAAGTACGACTTACCGAAAAATGGGGATGGTTTGGAATGGTCTACCGCCTTGCTAACCGAAATTTCCTCAACCTTGAAATCGTATATACAAAACCCATTCACGCCGCTTGTATGTGGATCGCTTACGAAAGCGACATTGCGAAGATGGAACAAAAAGCAATTAAACAACGATGAACAATAATCACATAGGAACGGCATTTGAGGTGATGAAGGACATTGCCGATTTGGAGGGGTGGAACTACTCACACGGCACATTAACCGAATTTGATTTCAAAGCGTTTTTGGTATTTCCGTTGATGCATTGTTCCATTCAATCCGTGGCATTGAC